GCGAAATATAATACTACTGATGGAAGATACCCAACAGAAACAAACATAATTAATAAGAATAAAGACTAACGGATATTAAATAAATCTTTATGACCTGCGATTAATCGCAGGTCATAGAATTACTGAACTAACTTTCACGTTAGGTACTTACGATTAATTGACAATTTACTATTACTCAAATTTTTACCCCACCCCCCTAAATAGAAGAAGAGGATTCCTCGTATTCTGCTTTCGTGCATGATTGATATAAACATAGAATATGGTAAAACATTCAATATGCAATTTAATCCGCAGAAACTCGAGCATATATCCGATAATGATCTTAAAATTATCCTTAAAAAACTTGAAATGGAGTATCAACACACGACTCAAACAGAATTTTTAATGTTTGTTAGATCTGTGTGGTCTGACTTTATTCAAGGAGACCACCATCTTAAATACGCTAATCAGCTTCAAAGAGTTGCTGATGGCACTTTAAAACGTCTTATTGTAAATATGCCTCCGAGGCATACTAAGTCAGAGTTTGCATCCTATCTTTTCCCTGCCTGGTTTATAGGAAGAAATCCAAAGGCAAAGCTGATGCAGACTACGCATAACGCGGAGCTCGCTTTTCGTTTCGGTCGTAAGATGAAAAATTTAATTGATTCCCCTGAATACCGTAAAAGTTTCCCTGACGTGAAACTCGCTTTTGATTCAAAGGCCGCGGGCCGGTGGGAGACTAACCAGGGCGGTGAGTATTTCGCCGCAGGCGTGGGGGGAGCTATCACGGGTCGTGGTGCGGATTTACTGATTATTGATGATCCACATTCCGAGCAAGATGCACTCTCCGAGTCCGCTTTGGACAATGCGTACGAATGGTATACCTCTGGTCCACGTCAACGGTTACAGCCGGGTGGATCTATTGTGATTGTCATGACCAGGTGGTCCACAAAGGATTTGACCGAACGGTTGCTGCGCAACCAGTCCGAGCCTATGGCGGATCAATGGGAGGTTATAGAGTTTCCGGCAATCCTGCCAAGCGGTAAGTCGCTCTGGCCGGGGTACTGGAAAAAAGATGTGCTGATGCAGACTAAGGCGTCGCTTTCCGAGGCCAAATGGCAATCCCAGTATCAGCAGAATCCGACGTCCGAGGAGGGAGCGCTTATTAAGCGTGAATGGTGGCAACGATGGGAGAAGGAGGACATTCCCGATCTCATTCACATTATTCAGAGCTATGATACAGCTTACTCCAAGAAGGAGTCCGCGGACTTTAGTGCGATTACCACCTGGGGTGTCTTTAAGCCCGTGGAGCACGAACCGCCGGCCATGATTTTACTGGATGCGCAAAAAGGTAGATGGGATTTTCCCGAGCTGAAAAGAATTGCGTACAAGCAGTACAAATACTGGGAACCGGAGACCACAATCATCGAGGCAAAGGCAAGCGGTATGCCCCTCACGCATGAGCTGCGCCAAGTGGGCATTCCCGTGATTAACTTTACACCAAGTAAAGGAAATGATAAGCATACAAGGGTTAACGCATGTTCAACATTATTTGAATCAGGAAAAGTATGGGCACCAAAAGAGAGATGGGCGGAAGAAGTTATTGAAGAATGTGCAGCTTTCCCGTATGGTGACCATGATGATTACGTGGATACCGTGACACAGGCGTTGATGCGTTTTAGACAAGGGGGATTACTGGCATTACCTGATGATTATGAGGATGAACCCGTTGAGCGTGAGGAGAGAGAATATTACTAATGGCTGAAAACCCAATTAGACCCGAAGTAGAAGAAGATTTAGTTGTCGAGGAAGCAGCAAATGTAGAGATCAAGGCACCAGGAGAAGTGGTACAGGAAGACGTAGAGATGATGGAGGATGGATCTGCGTTAATTAATCCTGATCCGCTGACCGCGGCTCAAGGAGAGTTTGGCGTTAACCTGGCGGAAATTGTTCCCGAAGGGGAGCTCAGTACCTTAGCCAATGATTTATTCGGGAATTTTGAAGAAGACAAATCCACACGAGGGGATTGGGAAAAAGCCTACGTGGATGGCTTAGATCTTTTAGGATTTAAGTACACGGACCGGACACAGCCCTTCGCGGGCGCAAGTTCCGTGACCCATCCGTTATTAGCGGAGACTGTTACCCAATTTCAAGCACAAGCCTATAAAGAATTACTCCCTGCCGATGGGCCGGTGAGAACACAGATTGTTGGCAATATTACTCCTGACGTTCAGGAACAAGCTAACAGAGTAAAAGACTTCATGAATTATCAAATCATGGATGTCATGGAAGAGTATGATCCGGATATGGATCAGTTACTCTTCTTCCTCCCGCTCGCTGGCAGTGCGTTTAAAAAGGTTTATTATTCAGACCTTAAACAACGCGCTGTCGCCGAGTTTATACCAGCCGAAGATATCGTGCTGCCTTATCTCACAACAGATATTCAATCGTGCGAACGTGTATGCCACGTCGTGACGATGATGGATAATGAATTGCGCAAGAAGCAAGCATCCGGTTTTTTCCGTGACATTGATATTCATCCCTCTTTACCAACCGACAGCGACATTCAAAGTAAATACAACCAATTAGAAGGAACAAACGAGGAATCCTTGATGGATACCTATAATTTATTGGAGTTCCACGTGGACTTGGACCTTGTAGGTTTTGAAGATCCCAAAGGTGTAAAAGTTCCTTACATTGTAACCATTGATAAAGGATCAACTAAAGTGTTATCTATTTATCGTAACTGGAATCCCAATGATCAACTTAAAAAGAAAGTTCAATATTTTGTTCACTATAAGTTTTTACCTGGTCTTGGTTTTTATGGCTTTGGCCTTATCCACATGCTCGGGGGTCTTTCAAGGACTGCCACAGCAGCCCTTAGACAACTTATCGATGCAGGTACGTTGTCCAATCTTCCAGCGGGTTTTAAAGCTAGAGGATTGCGAATTCGGGACGACGACAATCCACTCCAGCCAGGAGAGTTCCGAGACGTTGATGCCCCAAGCGGAAATCTCAGGGAAGGACTAGTTCCTTTACCTTACAAGGGACCTGATGCAGTTTTATTTCAACTTTTAGGTTTTGTTGTCCAGGCAGGACAAAAGTTTGCTGCTATTGCTGATCAAAAAATAGGAGAAGGCTCACAGGCCAATCCTGTTGGAACAACCATGGCACTTATTGAACGCGGGACAAAAGTTATGAACGCTATTCATAAGCGTTTACACTATTCACAGAAAAAGGAATTCAAGTTATTAGCAAATGTTATTCAAACATATTTGCCTCCTGAATATCCTTATATGGTCAAGGGTGGAGACCGACAAATTAAAGTTACAGATTTTGATGATAGGATAGATATTATTCCTGTCTCCGATCCTAATATTTTCTCTATGTCACAGCGTGTTACTCTGGCACAGACTCAAATGCAAATGGCACAGGCCGCTCCGGAATTACATAATATGTACGAAGCTTATAGGCGCATGTATATGGCGCTAGGGGTGAGGGACATTGACATTATTTTACCTCAACCTCCTAAACCAATGCCTATTGATCCAGCGAGAGAAAATTCTAATTCAATGCAAGGACAAAAATTAAATGCTTTTCCTCAACAAGATCATAAAGCCCATATTGAAGCTCATCGTTCTTTTATGAGCTCTTTTCTTGTTCGTCAAAATCCTCAAGTAATGAGTCTGCTGCAGGCCCATATTTCTGAGCATATTTCCTTAATGGCTACAGAGGAAATTGAACAATTAATGTCTGAAGAATTACAACAAGTTCAAAGCATGTTACAAGAAGCACAACAAGATCCACAGAGAATGCAACAAGCCCAAAGAGTGGCACAGGAAGCTGAATTAGCGAAAGCAAAGCAGATCGCAGCTCGTATTGCAGAGATTACTGATAAAATGCTGGAAGAAGAGGAAGAAATGCTAGAACAACGTTCTCAGGATCCTTTGGTTGACTTAAAACAACAAGAAATTGATTTGAGAGAAAAAGATATTCAGCGAAAAGCAATGGAAGAACAACAAAAATTGGACTTCCAAGATAAAAAATTAGGCCAAAACACAGACATGCAAAAAGAAAAGATACAAAGCCAAGAAGATATTGCACAATTACGTGCAAATGTTAATTTAGAAAAGATGGACAAAACCATAAAAGATAAAAAAACAGATTTAAAAGAAACGGAAATTCGTCAGAGGAGAAGATAATGGCTACATTAACGGCGGACCAAATTAAAAAATTACAACGCCAAATGCGGCAGCAACGATTAAAGAAAAGACGTGGCGCTGAGCTCATTGATCCGTCCGGATTAAATAAATTAATAATGCAGCGACTGGCAAAAAGTAAAAAACTGAAACCAAGAGGTGCTAACCCTTTGCAAATGGCAGCTAAAGGAGGTAGTATGAGCTTGAAAGCTGCTTTTCGTGAAGTTAATCGTAATGAACCAAAGGCTGTGGCAAAAACAAGGAAAAAGCATGGCAGAAAAAGAGCCAAAAAACAAAAAATTGCAATTGCTCTTAGTAAAGCTGGTAGGAGTAGAAAACGTGGGTGAACAACATCAAAAAGAAATGGATATTATTCTACACAAATGCTATGACCTCGTTAATCATTGCTTGCAGCAACAAGTAGCAGCAGATCCAATGATGATCGGTGCAGCATTCATGACCGCAGCTCGACAAATGTATCTCGATACGGTTGGGCCGGAACAAACCCAACAGTTGTTCCAAGTATTTACTGACCAAGTAAATGGTCACAACAATTATACGATACACTAGGAGATTAAAATGGTAACAGGAAAGGGAGTTATTTAATGGTTAAGACTGTAAAAGCAGATTTATTTGATAGCCCTATGAAAATGAAACTTTTTCGAATTATGTATCCATCATTATCAGAATATGAAAGAGGAGCTGCTTATCTTAGTATTAGTTCTATGTCTGACGATGAAGTATTAAAACTTATAAAAACATTTCCACAAGGAAAACCAACTATCGTAAAAAATATGGGTGGAATCGTTCAAGTCCAAAAATTTTCAAGGGGTGGAACGGTTGAAAGACCAAGAGGCGTGGGTATCGCTAAAAGAGGCTACGGCCAGGTGATACGATGAAGAAGATTAAACGACTAACACTAACAATCCCTCCGAAACGAGGTCCGATGCCCCAGGGCGTCAAGATAAACTATGCGAAACAAGGACCAAGGAAACTTAGGAGGTAAAAATGGTAACAAGTTATTTTGCAAAAGACTCAATGTTGAGTCCTTCTGAATTGGAGGAAAAAGGAATTAAAGCGAAAAAAAACTATGTATATTTTCAAGATAACAACGGAAAAATAAGAACTTTTAAATATTCATCTAAACAAGATTGGTCGGACAAGCGAGACGAATATACGAGCATAGAAAGCGTTTCTCCAAATGTTTTGGAAAAAATTGCAAACAGCACTGGGTTAGGTATTAATAAAATAAAAAATCATATAGGTTCTATGATAAGACATTTTAAACAAGGAACCAAAGGCATTGAAAGAAAAAACAGAGGCGGCGCAATTAAAAAATATTCACATGGTGGTGGCGTTTCGAGCGGTCATCAGTTAACATACAAACGAAAATAAGGAGGACACATGAAATTGACAGGTGTGAAACCAAGCAATGATTGGAAGCGGGGACGCGGTAAGGCGCAACCAGGGAAGATCTTGAAAGGAAATTCATACGCTAGAAAAGGAACAGTCTCCACGACTAAGGCGGAGAAAATAACTGTTCCTCAGTTTCCCTTGAAAACCAAACTCACCAAAGGACAGATGGGTGCGGCGACCAAGGGCGGCAAGTATGAATGGATATAGGAGGTTAGGATGAAACTTTTAAAAGATATTTGGGCATGGCTCAAGGAGTGGAATGACTGGGGAATGAAGGACTGGCTGAAAGCTGGAATTTTAGTCGCGGTTGTTCTATTTGTTCTTTGGAAGATGTCTGGCGCGGGCGCTTAGATAAATGCTGAATCTTCTATCAGGATTATTAGGAGGTAAGGGTGGTGCATTGAAACAAATTTCTAATGTGATCGACGACTTACATACCTCAGAAGAGGAAAAGCTTGATAAGAAGATTTTAATGCAACGCATTCAGCAGAAGCTTGCGGAGAAACAGATTGACGTAAATATAAAAGAAGGCCAGCACAAATCGATTTTTGTTGCGGGCTGGAGGCCGATGATCGGCTGGACGGGGGCCTTTGCTCTAATTTTTGAGTTCATCGTCTCCCCAGGAATAGAATGGTACGCAAAGTTTTCAGGGTTGGAATTAACCGCTCCTGAGATTCAAACTGGCCCCTTGCTGGCCATCGTCACCTCAATGCTCGGAGTCGCCGGGCTTAGAAGTTTCGAGAAGAGCAAAGGACTAACCAAATAGGAGGTTATTATGGTTGGAAAAGTGACTACTAGAGGACAAGGTGTTGTTATGCCTGGTCGTAAAACCGTTACTACCACTTATGCCAAGGGTGGAAAAGTAGGAAAGAAAAAACAAGGCTACAAAGCTAGAAAAGATGAATCAATTGCTATGCGCGTTAAAAAGAAACGTACAAAGAAACAACTGAAAGCAAGCAGAGATGAGTCTTATGGCAAATGGGGCCGCGGCAAGGGCAAAGGAAGAATAAATAAGTAATGAAAATCGTGGTCAATAATGGCTAGTACAATTTCAAATGTTACCTTAAACGTACAAGTGACGGAAGCGGTGGTGCTCAACAATGAGGATC